CGTGGAGCCCGGCCTGGGTGAAGATGAACTCGACCTCGTCGTGGTCGATCTGGCCCGCGTTGGCGTACTCGAACGCCTTGACGGCGTTCTGGAAGAGGACGTTGTTCCGGTGGCCCTGGGGCGCCATGGCCGCCTCGTCGGCGAGCTGGGTGACCCGGTCCTGTACGCCTACCGAGGTCGCGCCTGTGCCGCCCGTGTACGGCCGGGGGGCGGGCGCCGTGGCCTTCTTGCGCTCGATCTCCTCGACGACCCACATGGGCAGCTCGGGGATCTCCTGCCAGGGGTCGTTCAGCCACACGTACTGGCCCTTGACCATGGCGGGTCGGCCGTCGGCGACGATGGAGGGGGCGGCGATCATGAGGCCGCCGGTGGCCTTGATGTCGATGCCGGGGCCGAGCAGGCTGGACGAGTTGCCGAGGGTCACGCCGGGCGGGGGGCGGAAGAGGCGGTGCTGGCCGCCGCTGGCCGTCTGTGCGTGCGGGCCGGTGGGCAGGGGGGTGTTCGCGGCGACCAGCTCGGCGAGAGCGCCCTCGCCGTCCTTGCCGTTGGTGACGTCGGTGTCGATGAGGACGAGGTTGGACCGGCCGCAGTTGATGCCGATGTTGTCGAAGGGGTCGCGGAACCACCAGGCACGGATGACGTCGGGGTCGGTGGTGGCGGCGTACAGGCCGTGGCACCGGGAGCCGCCGCCGGGGTGGGCGGTGCAGTTCTCGACGCCGCGCGCGTGCGCGTCCTCGTCGTAGTTGAAGTCCTTGGGGTCGCACCGGGCGCACTTGCCGTAGTAGCCGCTCTTGGTGCCTGCCCGCATGGGGAAGACGTGGATGCCGTGGGCGGCGTACGCGAGGGCCCACTCCCCGAGGGTCTTTCCGGCGTGGGGGCCACGCAGGACGGTGCCCTTGCCGTCGAGGTAACCGGGACGTCCGTTGGCGCTCGTGGTCAGATGAGTGCCATTTGAGGTGTTACCGGGTACCCTGTTACCAATGGTAACTCCGGTAGCCTCGCCCGGTTGTCCCCCTGGAGTTGACAGAGCCTCATCCAGCGGCATAACGTATGTCACGTCAGCGCTCCTATTTGAACTTGAAGTGGCTTAGGAATCGCGAAGAGCTTCAATGACAGAGCGTCTGGTCCTTGCAGGACCGACACCACGCCCCCGGTCTCTGACCACCGGGGGCTTTGTCGTTTCTGCTCTCGCGCGCCCAAGGGTACGCGGTTGATCGTCTGATGTCAATCGGCGTGTCAACCGTCGAGGATATGGACCCCGAACCAGGTGGCGAATCCCGCCCATACCACCCCGAACACCCACCGCCCGGCACGGGTGTTGACCCTGAACCAGCGCCGCGTGGACTCCGAGAGGGTGTCGCCGGGGCGCGCGTTCTTCAGTGCGTAGACCTCGAACGCGGCCCCGGCGAGAAGCAGCCCGCCCCATACGGCGTTCGCTGCTGACGAGGCGTCCATCACGGGCCGCCGAACACCTGGACCAGCAGCGGGATGGCCGTACCGATGAGCGCGGCGGCGCCCGAGGCCATCCACACCCGCTTCTCCAGTGCCGTGACCCTGATCTCCAGGGCCGCGATGTCGGCACCGTTGCGCACGCCTTCAGCGGTCAGCAGGTCCAGCTTCCCGTTGACCTGGGCGAATTCCTTCTGCATCTCTCCCCCGAGCTTGGTGATGGCCAGCTCGACGACGAGGTCAGACGTGTTGTCCGGCGCCATCACACGTCACCCGACAGCGAGGCACTGTCCGGGTTGCCACGTCCACGCGCGAGCAGGCCCTTGGCGAGCGACGCCACGGCCGCGACACCGCCACCGAGGGCCGCGTACCACATGTCCACGTTCGACAGCTCGGTGACGACCAGGGAGCCCAGCGCCCCCTGGATGAAGGTCATGGCGACCCGCTCCAGCAGGTCCTTTACGTACACGTTCATGCCGCTTCCTCCAGCTTCTTGACGCGCTTCTCCAGGTCGGCGAGGCGCTGCTCGACGGTCTTCACCGGCACCGTGGGGGCGCCGGGGTTCCAGGAGGCGGGGTGCTTCAGGCGCTCGGCGACGGCGCCCCGGAAGTCGTTCATGTCGAAGCTGGGGTCGACCTTCCGGCGGGTCACCTCCTTGTGCCCGACCACCGAGTTGGCGGTCCACCCGTGCGCCCGGCAGATCGCCGCCGCCCAGCGGACGGCGGCGTCGTACTGCTTGGTGGGGTAGAGATCCTTGCCGTCGCCCTTGTTCTCGATCTCGATGCCGTACGTGCGGTCGTTGCCGTCGATGGGCTCGGCCGCGTCGGGCCGGGGGTGGACGGATGCCTCGTGGAGCATGGCGCTGAAGGCGTTCTCCGCCACGGTGCCGACGTGGTTCGCCCGGCCGTGCCCGACCATGGTCGCGACGCCGCTCTTGGCCAGGTGGGTGTGGCACAGCGGGCCGGGGAGGTCGCCCGAGCCTCTGATGCAGAAGCCGAGGCTGTCCACGCCCGCCGTGTGGTGGATGACGATCCCGTGCACGGGGCCGAACGGCTTGCCGGTCTCGTCGTCCCGGTTGCGGGTGCGCCAGCCGGGGTTCTCCACGACGTTCACGCCCTCGGCCTTGAGGAAGGCCACGAGTTCCGTCGCGGTCAGTGGTGTTGCCATGTCCCCTCCTCAGTAGTCCCAGGTGGTGGCGCTGAACTGCGCCTGGGTGACCGCTACGGCCTCGGTGTGGTCGTGCCAGACCTCGACCCCCACTGCCTGTCCGGCCCGGCCGTAGAAGGGCCAGACGGTGGTGTGGAAGTCCTTACCGGCGGTGTCTGTCTGGTCGGTGGAGCCGGTGTCGTCGTGGATGCCGAAGGGGTCGCGGACGAACCGGGCGGCGAACTGCCGCTGCCGGGTGTCGAACGGCGGCAGGGTGATCGCGTCCCAGCTGACGTTCCGGGCCCACAGGAAGTCGCCGTTGTAGGGCGGGACGATCAGGCACATTCCCTGCTGCATCGAGTCGTCGTTGCGGATGACGGTGTCGTACGTCAGCAGCGTCCACTCGCCGGGCGGTATGACCTGCGGGGTGTTCTTCCGCTGGAGCTTCGTTTGCGTGGCCATGACAAGCCTTATCCGACGCGCTGGTAGGAGATGAAGGATCGGGACAGGAGGTCCGTGGCCGTGGCGTTGGACGTGCCCTGTGCCCACTGGAACTGCACGGTCCCCGCCGTCGCCGAGACGATGAGGAGACCCGACTCGTAGATGGCCGCCGCGTTCGCGTCGCCGATCTGGTAGGTCTGCGCCGTGGTCCAGTTACGGCCGCTGACTCGGACGTTCGTGTCCGTCTCGGACGTGTACGTGGCCGAGTTCGAGGTGGGGCCGTGGCACATCCTCAGCCCGGTCGCACCGGCCGGGATCGACCAGGCGGACTGGAAGTCCGGGGTGAGGCTGGTGGACTGGGGGAAGAAGTGCGCCTCGATCCGGTAGACAGCGTTCGCCTCCACATCGAAGAACAGCTCGTCGTCGTTCTGAGGCGTCGCGTTGGACGTCACGCTCTCTGTCGTCAGCTTGCGCACCACGTTCAGCTGTCCCGAGGTGAGCAGGGACGCGGTGAGCTTCCGCCCGGCCAGAAAAGTGGGGTATACGGACACGATTCCTCCTTACAGTCCGATGACGGCTGGGTAGGCCAGGGAGAGGCGGGTCCCGCTGGCGTGGGATTTGACGACGCCGTTGATGCTTCTGGTCACGTCGAACGTCTGCGAGAGCGCGGTGCCCACACAGGCGTTGACCCTCATGACCTCGCCGCCGACCCAGATGTCGAAGGGGAAGTCGTCGGGGTACGTGGCGCTGTCGATCCACCGCGTGGCGCCGACGTCGGTGAGCACGTTCAGCACGGTCGACGTGCTGTTGATCGCTCCGTTCGTCGAGCAGCCCTCGGTGTCGACGTGTCCGAAGAACTCGTCGTCCAGGGAGGCCACGTTGTGCGGCGTGTACGGCGACGTGGTGTACGTGATGTCGTGCTCCACCACGCCGATGACCTCGGTGTATCCCTCCACGAGGAGGCCGATGGTGTCCGGCGCCATCCATGCGGGCGGGTTCTCGATGTTGATCCGCTGGCCGATGTCCACCGCGAGGGCACCGTTCATCCGCTCGATCGACTCCGTGAACGAGGGGTGACGGAGGTTCACCGAGATCTCCGGGTACCGGGGTTCGTCCACGGTCCCCAGGTGGACACGCCACATCGCCTGGCTGCCGAGCTGGTCGTCGCTCTCCACGTTGACGGTCACGGAATCGTCGTAGCGTCCGACGCCGTTCGGCGGCGCCTGGGTCGAGAGCGCGCCCTCGTCCAGCGTCTGCTGGCTGAAGGAGCCTCTGGGGCGCGTGGCGGTGACGTCGTTGCGGGTGTACCGGTCGTCGTCCACCGGGTCCAGCGGCATCGAGAGGTGGTGCTGGGAGTAGTCCAGCGTCAGGACCGGGTCCTGGTTGTACATCATGGACTTGTTGATGAAGGCCAGACCGAACTGGTCGCGCGGCTCGATGAGGCGGCCCACCTCGGCGGTCTCGCACTCCCGCAGCAGGTCCAGCAGGGTGGACAGCCGCTGTGCGCCCATGGGCTGCTCGTCGTCCGTGTACGTGGGGATGAGCGTGGACAGGTCCGACTCCTCGGACAGCCGCCGCAGGCGCTCCGAGGGAAGCTCTCCGTTGTATCCGTCGAAGGCGTCCTCGAAGGCGTCGACGTCGACGGAGCCGAAGACGGTGTAGTGGCCGACGCTGCCGCCCTGGAGGTTGGTGTCGGTGGCCGAGTTGAAGTCGGAGAAGAGGCTGAGGACGCTGCCCGGCGTCCCCGCGTACGTCGTGGTGCCGCTCTCCTCGATACCCGTGGTGATGGGGATCAGTGCCAGCTTTGCGGTCGTGGTGCCGCCGGAGGCGCTCATCTGGATGTAGACGCGGTTCCACTGGCCGCCCAGGTTGCTGGAGGTCACGCTGATGAAGGGCGACGTGATGCCGCCGCCGACGAGGTCGGAGATGATCCGGATGTTGGCGGAGCCGTTCAGGTAGACGCGGTGGCTCTCGTACGTGTCGCTGTTGACCTCGATCTCCATGAGCTGCGTCAGACCAGCCGGAGCCGTGGGGGTGTAGTAGACGAACTCGACACGCCACTCTTCGGTACCGCTGTCGGGCACGGGCACACGCAGCTTGCAGACCTGCGTCTCCAGGGCGTTGGTCGACAGGATGGTGGGCAGCGGCCCGGAGCCGGGGAGGGTGTCGTTGCTCGCGTAGTCGAAGTTGATGGTCTTCGCCGCCACGTTGCCCTCGACGGCCGACGCGGCGGACGTGGCTTCCGAGCCGTCCTCAAGCGGCCAGTAGCCCACCGGGTTGGCGGTGGTGATGGCCCGGAACAGGGCACTCTTCAGAGGCGCCTGGCCCTGTCCCAGGCGCCGCATGACGCCGCCTGCCTCGATCTCCACCCACACGTCTTTGCCGCTGGTGTCCCACTTCGACGGCCACGCGCTGATCTCTCCGTAGAAGCGGAACCGCCGCACGCCGTTGCGGACCACGCTCACGCGCACGGGGGTGTTGCGCCCGATCAGGCCGTAGTAGGCCCCGGTCGGGTTGCGCGGGCTGAACCGGCCGTCGCGGTTGTTGATGGTGAACTGGCAGCTGGAGGGGCTGATCTGTGACGCCTCGTCGGACTTGCCACGCGTGATGGTGATGCGGTCGCGGTAGTAGACGTAGGACGTGATGTCGACCCACGTGTCATCCAGGTACAGCTCCACCAGGGGATGCGTGGCGTTCGCGTACGCCCAGCCGCCGGAGGTGGGGCTGGACCACCCTCCGGGCTTCTCAAGCCACGATGCGACGCGTGCCGCTCTCGACATGTTTCACCTCCTGTGTCTCCGGACTCCTACCGATCAAGATCACTCACTCCGACCACCGGATCCACGTGCGCATGTCAACCGCAGTGGTGGGTGTCGTGGCCCTGACACGCAGGAAGGACGAGGTGTCGATGATCGGCCGCTCGTCCGGCATCCACTGGTACGAGTAGGTGTACGGCGACTCAGACGTGGTCGAGCTGAGCGCGACGACATCGAACGCGCGGGTCGCGGTCGTCGAGCCCTCCGCCGACGCCGTGTAGCCGGTGTTGGCCGTACCCAGGGTGAGGAGCGATGCCGGGGAGTCCGGGTCCAGCGGCTGCACACCGGCCGCCACGTGCGCGGTGACGGTGGCCGCGACGTCCGTCTGGATCAGCTCGATCACGCCGTCCGCGCCGGAGGTGTCGTCGATGGTGAAGCCCCAGGCGATGAGTTCGATCTTCCGGGTTGCCGGAGTGGACAGCTGAAGCATGGTCTTGATGGCCGTACCGGTGGTAACGGATGCCTGAGCTGCGGTAGTTGCCATGGCCGAGTTCCAGGCCGTGTAGCGGTGGGCGCCCATGTCTGTATCTCCTTACTGGCCTAGAGTTGCCTGGACATTGCCGCCCTGTCGGCGGACTTCTCCTCGCACGAGGTCGACCACGATGCGGCCCACGCTCGAACCGCCCAGGTGGACGTCGAGGTTGAGGTACTTCGCTCCGCCGCCCCCGCCCCCACCGAGCAGGCGGGCGCTGTCCTCGGTGCTGCGGACCATCGAGCCGTTCGGCAGGTTGACCAGCTCGGGGCCGCGCTCACCGACGAGCGCCATGCCGCTGGCGAGACCGCCTCGGGCCAGGAACGGGACGTTCGGGGTGCTCCAGCTGCCGCCGCCCCAGGTGGTGCCGAGGATCTCGACGGACGGCCACGTCCAGCCCAGGTTGTTCCACCAGCCGATGATCGCGTTGATGGACGCCTTGAAGCCTGTCTTGAAGGCGTCCCACATGCCCGACGCGGCCTTCTTGATCCGGTCGGGGAGATCCTTGATCGACCCGATGAAGTCGTCCCACATGTCCCCGACGGGCTCGGCGACGTAGTCGTCCCACAGGTCGCTGAACCAGTCGCCGATGGCCTCGCCGATGACTTCGAGGTCGTCTCCGACGCTGTCGGCCTTCTCGCCGAGCCACTCGGTGAAGGCGTCCCACCACTCGGGGAGCTTCTCCGTCAGGACCTCGATCAGCTTCTTGACGAACCCGGCCACGATGAGGACCACGACGGCGCCGATACCGGCCGCGATGAGGGCGGGGAGGAGCAGGAAGGCGGTGATGATCGCGACCGAGATCAGGGCGATCTTCAGGGCCTCCATCGGGTTCTCGGTGATGTAGTTGGCGATGTCCTCACCGAGTCCGGCGAGTCCCTCGGCGATCTTCGGGAGGAGTTCGGTGAGCTTCTCCTTGATCTTCTCTCCGAGGTTCCCGAAAGCGTTGACGATCTGATCGCCCAGGCCATCGCTGCCCTTACCGGCCTCCGTCCAGATCTCGGAGAAGTTCTCCGTCACGAACGACTTGAAGTCCGCCAGGGCCGGGATGACCGTGTCGCCCAGGAAGTTCACGAGCTTCTGTTCGAGCTTGCGCTTGAACGCGTCGAGCTTGGCGCCTGCGTTGTCGCGCAGGGCATTGCCCAGCTTGTCCGTGGCGCCCTTGGCCTTGTCCATGCCCGACGCGGCGGCGGCGGTGGCCGGGTCGAGGGCGTACAGGGAGTCGCCCATGACGTTGGCCGGGTCGCCGAACAGGGCCGCTGCGGCGTTGAGCTTGACCTGCTCGTCCTTGGTGCCGCGCAGGGCGTTCAGGGTCATGGTGAGCGCCTCTTCGGCGCTCTTGCCGCCCTGACCCAGCTTGGCGGCCATCTCGTCCGCGCTCAGGCCGATGCTGGCGTATGCCTCGTCGACAGCGGTGCCGCCTGCGAGGGCGCGCTCACCGAACTGGCCGAGCGCGTCGGCCACCTGGTCGGCGTCGCGGGCACCGCCCTTGAGGCCCTGGGAGATCAGCCCGGTGGCCGTCGCCCCGTCGATGCCCATGCGCTTGAACTGGACCGAGTATTCGTTGATGGTGTCGAGGAAGTCCTCGGACTTGTTGGCGCCCGACTGCATGCC